GGGTGGGAGGTAAGGATATAGTATACTTACAAGTACAGGGCATTGCTACTATGTAACTTTATTACTGTACCGCATGAGTCCCTCTGGTAAAAGGTTCTGTGTTGCCACAGCGAGCACCACCTCTGACTCATCACCTTAACTAGCCTATTGCCAGCAAGTTTATTCAGTCACTCCCGTATCAGGTAGCGAACCCGATATATTATTTATACCACATTCTGAAGGATAAGTCAAGCACTTTTTTGTGTTTCTTCCAACATAAACTCAACCTTCTCTCTTAGCTCATTGAACATGGTCTTGATATCTTTATTGGGGTCAGCACCCATCATCACAATGCCTTGCTTCATGTTCTCAAGGACTGTCTTTGCTTCTGGGTCATCACTCAACTGCATACGTGCATACATGATCTCTTGCTTCTCTAGCATCATTTGCAATGCTTCTAAGTACTCAAGTTTTTTCTCCCTATTAAGAAGAGGAAAACTCATAGCATACTTAAAACATATCTGCTGGAGTTCCATCATCTCTTGGATGTCTCCTCTCACTAATTCGGATTTAAAAAATTTACTGGTCATACTAGCATTAACTTGGCTCTGGATGTACGTTTAATAAAATTCAGTTGCTGTGCATCGAACTTCAATTTTTCTTTTAAAGGTTTGGAAATCAGTTTAGGAACAGTCTCCAATTCAATTTCGTTCTCATCACAGTAGTGTATAATAGCATCGATATAATTCATATCTATATTATTTAAAACTATTCGTTCCACTTCCTGCGAGAACTTCGCAGTTGTCATAAATTTATCCTCTAATAGTTTACTTTTTTCCATGTTTGTTCTTGTATTCGTCTATGTACTTAAAAAGTGATGCAAGATATTCCTTCTTAAGAGGACGAATAACTACTTGTGTCTCACCATCTTCACAGGAGACTATAGTAACTAACTGTTTAACTCTTAACTTATATCTTTCCAGAAGCATACATGCATAAGCAGTTTCCTGAACAAAATAATCATATAGATATTGTTCTTTCTTCTCCTTAGCAGATGTCTTGAAATCTATGATAGATAACACTCCATTATACTCTGCTATGCAGTCAACTCTACCTGCTAGTTCTAAATGGTCTGAGTATAGAGCTGCTTCTTGTAGTAGTATATTATTTATCTTGTTAAGAGAGTCTCTAGAATTCTTAAACATTACTACAGGTAGTGGATACTCCTTGTAGTCGTTCAAATCTAGTTTATTATTAAAATAGTCTTCAACAATAGAATGAAAGTGAGTACCACGAGTGGTAGATCTCTTCGTAATATTGTTTGCTTTCTCCTCACCTACATTCTTTCTCCATCTAGCAATTGCTTTAGCTTTCTTAGGATTAGAAGAGATGACTGTAGTGACTGATGGGTATTTCTTACCTTCTGGTGTGAGATAAACTCGTTTACCCTCAACCATCTCAGCAGTCATCTCGATGGGAGTTAAATCATTACGATGAGTGAACACTATGATTGTCCTGCATTAATTTTACTGATAAGGTAAGATTTAACAAGACCTGACCTAATGATATCCTCGACACCAAACTCAACGGAAGAAAACTCTTCCATACCCTGAAGGATACGTTGGAAATCTAGGATACCATTCTTCTCATTCTGTTTTATTAAATCAGTCTGGAAGACATCACCAGCAAATATAATCCTTGAATCTTGTCCTACCCTAGTGATTATACTATCTAACTCATGGAAGTTCAAGTTCTGTGATTCATCAACCAATACAATAGCATTGTCTAATGTAGTACCACGTATGAATGAGGTAGACCAGAAAGATATAGTCTCTTGATGCTTAAGGTTTTCATACAACATATCAAATGCATTATCATCAGGCATCTTAAACATGTTCTTAACCATGTTCTTGTATGGTATCTGATATAGTAATGCCTTATCCTCATGGTCACCAGGTAAGAAACCAATCTCTCTTGTAGATACCAAAGACCTAACAATATATAATTTCTGATATGGATTGTTGTCTGATAGTATGTCCTTGAGTGCAAGATACAATGCAACGAATGTCTTACCTGTACCTGCACAACCGTAGGTGAAGAGGTTCTTACCCTTCTCCCACTCATCATACATCACCATCTGATTCTCAGTCAGTGGTGTGATATCAAGGAGAAAATTCTGATTGATAGGTTTCTTTCTCTTCGCTGTCCTCTTAGTAGGTTGTCCGTTAGCTTTAGTAGTAGCCATTACCAACCCCTCACTCGTGAACCAGGTTGTTTCTGAACTTTATTCTTCATAATATCTGCCCATCCTGGGTGTGTTTTACTCATTTTATCACGCCAATCTCCTACCTCACCGACACCAGCACAACCTTTAGACCAGTCCTTATCCCATTCAGGATTGTCCTTCTTCCATTGGTCGTACTCTTTCATGGACATGACGAGTTCTTTAGTCTCTCCTGTCTCTTTATGTTTTAGTGGATATGTTGGCATGTTAGTAGTATTTGTGTTCTTTGTTGTTACTTGTTAAAGCATTCTCATTCATAACAATATTAAAACTGAGACTAATTCTATCATGATCGGTCTCATTAGCTTCAGTAGAGTGGTCTAGAATAGATGGCCATAAACCAAGTACTCCATTCTGTAGTTTGATACTCTGTTCACCACCACGTGTGGTTAATCCATAGATAAAGTTACCTACGAAATATCTGTTGGGACTGAGAATTTTAATTCTACCATCCTCTCCATTAGTATCAAGATAATATACTCCAGAGATATCACTATCACCATGATTGTGATGTGGTGCATACATCCCCTTCTTTGTTCTAGTGAACCAAGACTCGGTTATAGTATACTCATTCTTACCATCCCAATGAAGCCCCATCTGTTTATCATTGTGCATAGTTGTTTGACTATGCTCGATACTATGAATATAACTTTTAATAGAATGATCTAAGAAAGCAAGAAAATACTTGCAACTATATGCTTGAAGTAAGCAACCTCTAAAAAAGTTACCCTCCTTATCTGTACTAACATCATGAGCATCAGGACAAAAAGGTAGGTGTTGCATATTTATCTTATTATATACTCCCCATAATTCATCTTGTATCTCATTTAGCTTTTTACCATCAGCTCTAATAGTATAAATTGGTGTTGGAAATATATGATTAAGACCCATTATCTATACCTCTTAGAGATGATAAGTTCTCCTAGCACATGAAGTAATCCTTGTTTGAATAGTTGCCAGAGTGACTTACCAGCATCACCATCTATCTCATCAAACATATACATGTTTAACCTGAAAGCATAGTTTGCTTCTACTATTATAGCATCAACGTCTGCCTGATCGCAAGGTAGCCAGTCATTAAGTACACTCCTATAGGATTCTTTAAACCCTTTCTTGTCTGTGATCTCAGGGAACTCATAGAAATCTAAACCTCTATCCTGTAAACCCATAGCATTCTTAGCAATACCTTTAAGTATCTGACCACCTGATAGATCACCCATGTACCTAGTGTAATGATGTCCTACCAATAGTCTAGGTGATTCATGTGCTACCTCATGGATACGAGCAACATATCTCTGTGCTTGTTCTGTAGGACGTATAGTATCCTTCCAGTTATCACCATAATACCACTCAAGATCTTTAATCAATGCATCCTTTCTTGCTAGACCATTCAACCTAAGAGGTCCAATGTAAGGATCATCCTTAAGATTATCCATCTCAGCCTCTAATGCTTGGTAAATGAAGTAGAAGTTAGCAACCAACTGACGATAGTTCATTTCATCTACAACACCCTTAAGGAATTGTCTAACGAAACCAGTGTTCTCAGCCATGGTGTGGGATTTCTTAGTCCCTTGCTTCAACTGCATTGCAAAGTCACTTACAGCCATCCTAATGCCTCCGATACTATTGGGAACTGTTCTTTGAAGACTGACCTAACCATCTCTGCTATCTCCATGTGTTCCTTTTGGGTTCCATGTGCAGAACGTAGGTCTATGTAATGTACCCAAGAACGTACACTACCTGTCATATATAAGCGAGTTGGTGTAGCAAGAGGTAGTACAAACCGAGCACACTCCTTAGCAACACCATCCTTTAACATGTTTTGGTACAACCTCATCCCTTGCTTGAAATGTTGTTGCATCTTTCTATTATAATGATTGATCTTTCTCTGATCCATATCATCAGTAGAATTCTGACGGTTCTTTAAATCTTGTCTACGTAATTCAGGCAAAGGAATCTCATCAGCAAGCAGACTACTATCAGCATACCGTTGTGAAAACTCTTGGTATGTAAATGATCTATGTCT